TGGTCGTCCAGCACCAGGACAAGGCAAAGATCATGCGGCTGCGAAACCGGTTCGTCGCGGTCGACCCGCGCGGCTGGGACGCCGGCATGGACATGGCGATCAACGTTGCGCTCGGTCGGGGCTCCGACGAGCAGAGGCTTGGCTTCCTGCAGGTGATCGCCGCAAAGCAGGAGGAACTCTTGAAGCTGCTTGGCCCGGCTAACCCGCTCGTCGACATGAGCCAATACCGGGCGACGCTGGCGCAGATGATCGAGCTCGCAGGCTTCAAGGACCCGTCGCAGTTCATCAAGGATGTCGATCCGCAAGCGGTTGCTCAGATGGCGTCGTCGATGCAGCAACAGCCGCGCATGGATCCGGCGCAGATGCTGGCCCAAGTCGAGGCCCAGAAGATCCAGGCCGACATCGTGATCAACGCAGCCCGGCAGGAGCTCGACCGACAGAAGGCGATGGTCAGCGCTGACTTCGATCGGGACAAGCTGATGGTCGACGCGATGCTGAAGGCCTACGAGATCCAGGCCCGCACTGGCACTCAGATCGATATGGCGATGATCCGCGCTGAAGTCGATCGGCAGAGGGCAGAGATGCAGGCTCTGTTCCGCGCCCAGCAGCCGGCGGGAGGGATGATGCAATGAACGGCCCCTACGGCGCGCCCCTGACTGTCCGCGCCCCACAACTCAACGCCCCTCGCGTGACGCCGCTCTGGCAGCGGCTTGCGTCCATGTATCCGGGCATCTTGGGAACCGCGCCAGGAGCTTCAGGAATGCTCGGAAGCGGCGCCAGCGACTCGAGCAACCTGACGACGTCAGGGCCCGCCAGCGAGCCTTCTATCGGCCAATACGGGGCAGGCACAGCGACAGGCAGGATCGGCTCAATCGCCGGCACGCTGATGGGGATCCCAGGGTTGGGCGGCATCGTCGGCGCGATGGGGACGGCACAGGACATCAGCCGGGCCCAGAATGACTTGACGGCGCTTGGTGTTGGCCCGGTCATCGACCCGATGCGCGCCTATGCGTCCGGCTTCATCCCCCTGCCTGACAGGGTTTCGTCGTCTCTGTTCGGGCCGATGACGACGCAGCAGCAATTCAATACCGCTGTCGTGTCGCGCATGATGCCTGACGAGTACGTTTCGAACCTCAATCGCGTCGCGACCGAACGACAATACGGGATGTCCCCGCAGCAGCTGAGCGGCATCCTGAGCGCCTATTCCGACGATGCTTATGGGGGCTCTGCTGACTATGGCGGCGGGCTCGGGGCTCCGACCGGATATGACGGCGGCGGCTACGCTGGCTACAGCGGTGGGTTCGATGTCTGACGCCGAGCGCGAAGACCTGTGGCGCGCCGCGAAGGCGCTCGTTCGCGATGCGGCGACCACTGAGGTGTTGCGGCGCATCGAATCGGCGTGCATTGCGTCCTGGCGTGAAGCGCCTAACCTAGAGGCTCGCGAGGCTGCGCATGCGCGCATCCGCGCGATCGACGACCTGCGCGCGGAGCTCGCCGCACTGGCAGCAGAACCGGACGTGGTGTCGTTTAACCGCCGTTTACGCGGCAAAGCATAAGGAGACGACATGTCTAATCCACCGACCGAGCAGGCCGCGCCAGCGGAGATCGGTCTCGACCAGATCGCTGGGCGCTTAGCTGCGCTGGATGCAGGCGGTGCGCCGCCGAAAGCACCCAGCGCCGATGGGGGCGTTGACGCGATCGCAACGGCTGACGGGGCCATTGAGACGACGGCAGATGTTGGTGGAGAGGCAGACGCGCAAGCGTTGCCGCCGGCTGAAGCGCAGGCACCAGACGCCGAGCCGACCGAAGAGAGTACCGAGGACGCTGAGAGCGGCACTGACACGATCACCGTCAAGATTGACGGCAAGGTCATGCAGGTGAGCCTGAAGGAGGCGGCTGCAGGATATCAGAGGCAGGCTGACTATTCGCGGAAGATGAACGCGTTGCGCACCGAAGCGCAGAGCGTGCAGGCTGAGAAACAGCAGGTCATGACCGAGCGGGCGCAGTACTCGCAACTGCTCGGGGCGTTGCGTCAGCAACTCGAGGCGCTGACGCCGCAAGAGCCCGACTGGGCGAGGCTGCATCGTGAAGACCCGATCAACTACCCGCTGATCCGGGATCAATGGCGCGAGACGAAGGAAAAGCTGTCTGCAATCCAGGCCGAGCAGAGCCGCCTTGCTGCGCAAGCGCAAGCGGAGCAGAGCCAGCAGCTTCAGCACGTCGTCGTTCGGGGCCAGCAACTCGTGCGAGAAAAATTCGCCGAGTGGAAGGATGAGAAGACCTGGGAAACGGCGCGCCAACAGCTGCGCGCTTACGGACAGGCGCAAGGCTATTCCGATCAGGAGCTCAGCCAAGCCTATGACCCTCGAGCGATCATCCTGCTCGAAAAGGCCCGACGTTACGACGCCCTGATGGCTAATCGCCCGAAACCGCAACAGGCGGCTTCTGGCCCCAAGCCATTACGCGCCGGCAGTGCAGTCAACAGCCCGAAGGCATCGACCGACATCACCCGCATGAAGCAGCGTCTCTCAAAAACTGGCCGCGTCGAGGACGCGGCTGTCCTATTCGGCCTTCTTGACGGCAGGAGATAACCCATGCCCAGCGTTACCAAAGTTCAGACCTACGACGCGTCGAACGCGATCCGTGAGGATCTTTCGAATATCATCTACGACATCAGCCCGACGTCGACGCCGTTCATGTCGAACATCGGACGCGATACTTGCGAAAACACATATTTTGAATGGCAGACCGATGTTCTGGCGGCTGCTGACGGCTCGAACGCCGCTGTCGAAGGCGATGCGGCCGGCAATATGGACTTCACTGCGACCGTCCGTGTTGCGAACTACACCCAGATCTCGACGAAGGTCGTCAGCGTTTCGGGCACTGCCGATGCCGTCAACACGGCCGGCATGCGCACCGTTATGGCCTACGAAACGGCGAAGAAGGCCAAAGAGATCAAGCGCGACATGGAGAAGATCCTCCTGTCGAATCAGGCTGGATCTGCGGGCTCGACGACCGTCGCGCGCAACACCGCAGGCTTCCCGGTCTGGTTGATCACGAACAGCGTCGCCAACGGCGCAACGCTGCCGGAGATGAGCGGCGCCAACGGCAACGGTTACCCGGATACGGCGTGGACGGCGCTCTCGACCGCGACCGATGTTGCGTTCACGGAAACGATGTTGAAAACGGCGATCCAGAATGTCTGGACCGAAGGCGGCGAGCCGACCGTCTTGATGACCGGTCCCTACAACAAGACGGTCGCGTCGACGTTCAACGGTTTGGCCGAGCAACGCATCCAGTACAACAACGCCGTGCCGCTGAAGATCATCGCCACGGCTGACGTCTATCTCAGCGATTTCGGCGAGGTCGCGATCGTGCCGAACCGCTTCACCGACGAGCGGTTCGCGCTCGTCATGGACCCGGAATACGTTTCCGTGTCTTACCTGCGCCCGTTCCGCACTTTCGACATCGCGAAAACGGGCGACAGCGACAAGAAGGAGATGGTCGTCGAGTACGGTCTGCGCGTGAAGTCCGAAAAGGCCCATGCGGCGATCGCCAACCTGACGACGTCTGCGTGAGCGCTCGGGGGCGGGAGCGATCCCGCCCCCTCCCTGTTTGAGGTCCGCATGCCCGAGCATTTCGCACCCGGCACATTCCTGCTCGACGCCGACGAGTTATCCGGCAGCGTCCAGAAGATGCACGTCACGACCGACAACAAGATCGTGATCGAGTCGACGGTCGACATCTCAAAGCTCGCTGATCAGAACAAGGAGTTGCGCAACAGCGTGTCGCGGGTCGATCGCGTCGGAGAGTTCGTGCGGGTCGGGCGTATGCCGATGCAGGTCTACTTGGATCTCCGGCGGCGCGGCATATTGCGCGACCGTGCGGAACTGCGAAGGTGGCTGCTGAGCGATGAAGCCCTGCCGTATCGCACGCACTGGATGGCATGCTGATGGCTACAATCACCAATTATTCGACGCTCAAGAGCGCCGTCGCCGATTGGCTGAACCGCTCTGACCTGACGTCGCAGATCGAGACGTTCATTCAGCTAGCAGAGGCCGATCTGAACACGCGGCTGCGCACGCGTGAGATGATTGTGCGAGCCGAGGCGACCAGCAATCAACAGTATGTGCAGTTGCCCGCCGATTGGCTCGAGGCGATCAACCTGCACATTGTCGACGGCGCTCAGCCGCTGCGCTTCATAACGCTCGACGAAAGCGACGCGATACTGAACGCGCAGACCTACACGTCGCCCGCATTCTATTCGTTGATGAACGGGGCGATTGAGATCGTTCCGGCGCCCGATGACGACATCGACATCGAGATGATTTATTACGGGAAGATCGCCGCGCTCTCTGATCAGAACACGACGAACTGGCTGCTGACGCGAGCGCCTGACATCTACCTTTACGGGGCGATGTCGCATGCGGCTCCGTTCCTCGTCGACGACGCCCGAATTCCTGTTTTCTTCAGCGCGTATAACGCTCGAGTCGATTCTCTCAACGCAGAAGCCCAGCGGTCTCTGCATAGCGGTTCGCCCCTGATCCAGCGCACGAGGAGGGTCTTCTGATGGCCGGAAGTCTATCGAATTTCGCCGAGGATCTTGTCCTTGATTGGCTGTTCACGACGGGCACAGCGACGCGCCCGACCGCTTGGTATCTGGCCCTATACACGGTCGCCCCCGGCGAGGGCGGCGGCGGGACGGAGGTTTCCGGGGGATCCTATGCCCGGCAAGCCGCGACGTTTACCGTCAGCGGGACCGCGCCGACCACTGCGAGCAACAGTGCTGCGATCGAGTTCCCCGCCGCGACCGGCAATTGGGGCACCATCGTCGCGGCGGCAATCTTCGACGCCCTGAGCGGCGGGAACATGATCGCTTTCGGCGACCTGACCGCGTCGAAGGCGATCGACAGCGGAGACGTGTTGCGGTTCGCGATCGGCGAAGTCGACATCACCCTGGATTGAGTGTTGGGCTGTGGCTGACTACGGCGTCGCAGATTACGGGGAGGGGCTGTACGGCTCAGGCTACGTCTTCGAGGGCGCTGTGGTCATCACCGAGGCGTCTGATGTCATCCTAACCCCGGCATTGATCGCGGCCGGGATGCTCGACGTCTCTGCGTCGTCAGACGCGACGATCGACGCCATCCTGATCGCGGCCGGAGCGCTCGACGTTTCTGCGTCGACGGACGCGACATTCACGGCGACGGCAGATGTCGGGGCGTCAGTCGAGATCGAGGCGTTGAGCGCTGCGACGTTTGATCCGCTCCGCGTGTGTTTTGGCGCTGTCGAGATCGAGTCCTCGAGCTCCGTTGACGTGACCGCTGTTGCGTGGCGCGCGGGGGCGGTTACGATCCCCGTCGCTTCATCTGCGACGTTTGCCGGTCGCGTCTTGTGGCAGCCGGAA